TGCCAGGTAGTGATGATAACTTGGGAATCAGTTTCCCTTTCTCTACCAGCGTATATCTTGTGACAAAATGAACCTACGTCCCAACCATAGTCTGCAAAATCTTTATACATCTGCTCTACTAGCGAAGTCGTCGGAACAACTATCAGAGTATTTCGTCCGCGCTCAACGTGATATCTCACAATCGAATATATCATCAGAGACTTTCCAGAAGCAGTTGGGGATATCAACAACCTTCTATTATGCTTTAAGGCATCGTATACACCTTCGACCTGATAATCTCTAGGTGGATATTTACTAACAGATGATATGTAATCTTTAACACCTTCCTTACAGATATTTGAATTAGATTCAAAAGGAAGACCATAATATTTACTATCTACAAATTCATAAGTATATCTGTGATCATCACAAAATTTTGTAACCTTATCCAACAACCCAACGTATATCTCTCCATTCTGGGTGTTGAATAGACGTATTTTTCCATCCCAATACTTGTTACGGTATTGAGGCATAAACTTTGCACCAGGTACATCAAAGGTAAACTGATCTGCTAACTCGTAGTAGACATGTGGTTCTGCTTCAACCTTTAAATATACTTCATTCTTTTTTGATATAATCAAATGAGACATAATCCATAGGATTCACCTATGAATATTTATTACATCTCCCGAAACTTATAATCCAATATCATTCTATACAGGTTATTTCTTAAACCCCAAAGTTGCTCTTGTTCTGCTGCTGGTCTCTGTGGATATCCTTCCCAAGTTTCAAGTCTTCTTTTGACACAATCATACATCAGATATATGTCATCTATACTAAGGCCAATCATATAGTCAGGTTCTTCACTGCCCTGAATCCAATCATCATCTTCGGGATTAAAAAAACTATCCATTAATTGAAACCTGCTTGGAATTTATTCCAATCAATAGCATTTTTAATTTGGAAAGTTCTATTAGAAATTGTTTTAATAACCTCCTCAAGAAACTTAAGCATCACATCATAATATCGAATTTTAAGTTCTATCGTATTTAATTTTTCATCTGCTTCCAGATATCTCTGGATAGCATCCTTTTCCCTAACTTTGTATGGAAATGGTTCTTGGACATACACCTCTGCAGGTGCTTTGCCTGTATAATAGTTATATCTTTCCAACTTTACACGATTGAAACTATCCTTTGCTTTTTCGCGAAGAAGAGTTGTTGTATTATAAATTGTATAATATTTTGAGTGTAATTGCGGAATTTTTAATGATTCATCATGTAGATTATCAGGATCTATGACAGAGTCTTTCTGCCACATCTCCTGAATTTTGTCAAGGTTCATAAAGGATTGCCTTTAGTATCTAATATATTATAGACAGTATACTTGAAAGATGCCTCTGCTGTAAAGTAGTTCACATCATTCTCTGTAGCATTGAATTGTAGAGATGTCAATGATACCGGAAATAAATCTATAAACTTAACTGCTGCTATATCTCTATAGTTACTATTTAAAATGTGTAGGGTGCCATCACAATATTGTAACTTTTCATCTGGTAATCCAGTCTCTGGATCTTTTATCAGATTTTTATACTGATCAAAATTTTGTGGTAAACCTAACCCAGTAATCCAATTATGGATAATCATATAATTTTTAAGATCTTCATCAACTAGAAAATTGATAGTAAAATCTTCATAGGAGATTTCATCACCAGGAACATCTAAAATTCTAAAGGTTGTTCCTTGAAGTGCTGTTCCAAGTGAAATACTTGGTACATTTGCTGAATTTGAAAAGAAATCAACCTTTTCTTTAGTTACCAAGGTAAATTTAAATCCAATAGGAGACAGAAAGTTCCTATTTTCAATCTGGGTATCATAAAAACTACCAGTCATTATCAACCATCAATAATAACGTTATACCATTCTTCACTCATACCACTGATGATTTGATCTGCACTATCTTTATCTGTGGCATAATTTTCGTCAATAAGATGCTTAACTACCTTTTCGTAGTGTTCATGAATTTGTTTTGCTTCTCTAGGAGTTGGTTTCATTGTTCGCTCTTAGTTATGTTTTATTTATTCTTTGACAACTGTGGCATTTTTAAACCCACCATTAGTTCCATCTGGATTTGGGAGCATAGCATCCGCACTTGCTTTTGATGTATAGACCTTTCGCTCCGAATAATTATCGGACCACTGATCCTCACCAACATGATAAACATCAACAGAAGATATTAAGGCACTTGGCTTTTTAATGTAATAATTCGCCATTTTTTTAGTTTTTAAATATTTAGACAAAAAAAGGGATCCCGAAGGATCCCTGAAAAAGAGTTGTAATCCGATGGATCACATGAGGTTCTGAACCTTGACTCTTCTGTAGTAGCGGTTGGAGTTAACCTTAAGGCGACCAAGTCCTGCGGTGGTTCCTTCAGCGAATGGGTTAGCAACAAGACCATAACGGGTCTTGAATCCAATCTTGGGCTGGAAGGTGTTCTCGCCAACTGCACGAACCATCTGAAGAGGAACGTATGGGCAGTAGAAGAGACCTGCGTCATAAGGTGAAGAACCCTTATAACCAACAACGTAGTACTGGTTAGCAGCAACGTTTGCAGAATAAGGATCGATGTATACGCGATACTTACCTTGGAGAACACCAGCGAAGGTGTTGCCAGCATCATCAACGTTAAGGTTAGCGTTAAGTGCAGGGGTGTAATCAAGTACACCAGCCATGGTGAGTGCGGAAGCAACGTCTGCAGAGCAGAGGATCATGTTGCCCTTTCCTCTACGAGTTCTTTGTGCGATTGCGTTTGCATCGCGCTCGATTTGGAAGATAAGACCCTTGAACTTCTCAACGCTCCAACGTCCGTTGGAATCGGTGTCAAGGTCAAACTCACCAGCGGTAGCAACGTTTGCTTGTGCGCCAGATTCTGCTGCCTTGTAGATAGTTCTGATAACTTCGCGGTTGATCTCAGCAAGAATCTCAGTGGAGAGAATGTTTGCGAGTTCTGCTTCAGCGTTCAGACCGTGGATAGCGCGAAGATCCTGAGCAAGCTCAAGGCTGTACTCTGCCTTCAGGGCGCGTGACTTAGCAGTAACAGTAACTTTCTCGATTGAGAAAGCCATCTGGTTGAAGTCATTGCTGCCTTCGCCAAGTCCTTCAGCGTCCTCTGTATCCATACCCTGACCGACTCTGTAAGCGAGTTGGGTGGTGTTGGAATCTGGGCTGAGAAGTCCTGGGTTAGTACCAGACTGTGCGGTTGTACCGAAACCAACGGAAGCTCCGTCAGAACCAGATACATAACCTGAACCAAGTTCCGACTCTGCAGCAGAAGAATCAGAACCAGAGAATCCGGTATCTACTTCGTCGAAGAATGTTTCGTCACCAGATTGGTTCTTATAACGTGAACGCATCGCGAAGATGAGTCCAGTAGGTCCGTTCATTGGTTGAACGCCTGCGAGGTCATATGCGACCAAGTTAGGCATTGAACGGCGGATAAGGCTGATTAGAACAGGGTCAAAACCAGCGGTTGGCGAACTTGCGCCAGCTGAGAAACCTGCGGTTGCTCCAGAGGAACCGGTTGAGTTTACAGGTGCTTCAGAAAGGAAGGACTGCTCTTCGCGAGTCTCTCTTTCTTGGTTCTCTAACAGGATAGCGGTAACAGCTCTACGGTGAGAATCCTTAATAGGATCCATTCCTTCGTAGTCTAGTACTGGTGCCCACTTCTCCTGCAGTTGTTCAGAATTGAACATTTGCATTTGAATTTACCTCTTTAAAAAAGTTAGTTTGATTGGGATAATTTAAAAATCACTTTTTAGCGACTCTGCTGAGAGTCTGAAGATATGCTTCCATAATGGAACCAGCTTCAGGTGCAGGGGTAGTAGTCTGCTCTTCAGTCGATTCTACAACTGCTTCAGCAGCTTCTCTTTGAGTACTAGATGCACTTTCTGAGAAATATGAATTTCTTAGGGTGACTAGTTTCTCACGATAGGTCTCTTCACTATCAAACTCAACATTTTCAGCAAGGGAAGCGAGCTTCTCTTTCTGAGTGACTGCAAGTCCTTCAGCAACTTCTGCAAAAATTACATCAGCGGAGGATTCTGCTAATCTACGATTCAAACCGATATTCCTTTCGATTTGCTCGTTGAGTTTAGACTCCATTTCATCTAGTTTATCTACCATGCTCTCGATTACATCATATTTTTCTTCAGGGATTGATACATAATGTTCTTCAAAAAGACTCTTCATTCCGTTGAGGAATGATTCGGTCATTTCGGTCTTGAGACCGTGCTCAATTGCAAGTTGATTTTCTTCTAACCATTCTTGAGCAACATACTCAAGATACGAATCTACACGTTCTGTGAGTTCGGTCTTAACAGCAGCAACTTCTTCAACGAGTTGCTCTTGGTATTGAGATTGAATCTGCTCTTTGACTTCCTCAACCTTAGTTTTGATTGCGGTTTCAAAGATTGTACGTGCTTTGTCCTGGAATTCCTCGGAAAGTTCTTCACCAGAGAACAGAGCAGCAACGTCTTCTTCGACGCTGAATTCTGCTTCGATGGTTTCTTCTTGAACTTCTTCCTCGGTTTCGTCGGTAGCTTCAGCAACCACTTCTTCTTCGGTAGTTTCTTCTTCGGAAACTACTTCTTCTTCGGTGGTCTCTGCTTCAGAAACGATTTCCTGATCTTCTTCGACTTCCTCGGACTCTTCTTTCATTCCAGCGGGCATTGCCTCTGCTGGTTTTGCGCCCTTATTAACGACATTCTTTACCTGTGCGAGACTAGGTGAAGATGGAGTCTTTAGTGCTGCTGAATCGTCGTCGGGACGATAGTTTTCAGGGGTAGGGCCGCCAAGATCTTCAACGCTTGGTTGACCATCAGGTTTACCTGTGGTTAACTTCTGCATTGGCTCAGCAGCAGCAGCCCCTTTGGTTACTGCGTTTTCCATTTCTTGTAAATTGCTACCAACGGACATGTGAACTTCGATTAATTATTAATCTTTATTTATTTATATTATTAGAGATTTGCTAAGAAATCCTGGAACAATTGTAATTTTTGTTCTTCAAGTGCTTTTTGATCCACAAGAGTATTGATTCTCTTCTGAGTCACTTCTGCGAGTTGTTCGCGGAGCATTCCTCCTTCCCAAACCCACTCTTTTCCTTCCATAATTCCTGATACAAAAGCATCAGGTGCAGAAGGATCGGCAACGATATCAGCAGCAGTTGCTAACATGAAATCTTCACCTACAATTTTACATCCTGTATGATCTTCTTTAATGGAACCAACTCCACGAGAAGAAACTCCAAGCATAACTCCTTCACCAATCAAAGATTGTGCTATTCTACCCATAGGGGTATCAAGAAGTTGTGCTTTTCCTCTAAAATTATTTCCCTCTTGTTTTAGAGAAACAATCTTATGCGAAACGCGATCAAGGTTGACAGTAGGTCCGTCAGGGTGACCTAATTCACCAAGGGCACGTCCCTTAGCTACAAAATTCTCATTATATCTACCAACTTCACGGGCAAGGGTTTCGGTAGGATACATTCTACCGTTACGGTTTTGAATGCCGCCCTGAAGGAAAGTTCCTTCAATAAAACACTTCTTACACTTACCTTTTCCTTCGGTAATAAATTCGACTTTTGAAATTTCTTCTGTGATAAGTTTCATTGTTTTTATTAACCTGTTACTGGATTGCAGTTTTCATCATGACGTTGATACGTTCCAGGAGTCCTAGTGGTATTATCAGCGTTTCTTGCTTGATATGTTCCAGGAGTTCTTGTAGTATTATCAGCATTTCTTGCTTGATAGTCGGCATTGAAATTTTCATAGGTCACAGAAGACCATCCTTCGTTACCGCCAAATTGTGTAACTTCCGTTTTTCCTGGTTGTGGATCGACTTCATTACAATCTTCGTCGTGGCGAGTATATGCCATTACTCAGATTCCTCTTCGGTTTCTTGTTCCGTTTCAAGGTCAAACATAGAATTTCCAACTGCTGATCTTTTATTTTCGACAGCGTTGGCTGCTTTATTGAACAAAACATCCTTAATTTTGTCGCTAATATCCGATGCAGAAGCATCAGTAGCGATCAAATCGATAACATCTTCCATGAAATTAATTGTATAGGTATATTTTTTATTTATATCTCTGCTGTTTTAGTATCC